GCGCATGGTTTCGTCAAACTGACGATTCATGACTCCAACTTGGCTAGTTAGGTTTTTATTTAAACCAATTGTTGTTGCTTGGAGTTTTAAGAGTTGGGAAGTAACCGCTTGTAACTGCGCTGTTAGGCTAGAAAAATTAGCCGTTGCAGTTATATTGGTTACTATATTTTGATCTGCCAACTCTTACTCCTTTTTGTATCCGAGTCCCGCTCCGATACCAAATCCTGCTTCTGAAGCAAACTGTCCCTGTAGTGAAACAACATCAGATGGATCTGCAGTTATTCCAAGAGCTTTTCGTCTTACGTCTTCGAAACTCTTGGTTTCTTCTTGTTCTCCACCTTCGAGCTCTACACCCTGTATGGAGGCCAGAAACCTTCTTTTTTCTGATTCAGTCTTTTGCATTGAAGAGAAGGTTTGAATCAACTCTGGCATTGAAAGACTATCTTCAAGTTCTTCGTAGTTCTTGTAGTTTCCTAATAGAAATACTTCTCCTTCTAGTGCAGCTAGATCTAGTTCTGACCAGCTAGAACCGCTGCTGCTAGCAAATTTGGATCATCCATCTTAATTCCGCCACATACTTCAAGAATGCGGTTGATTGTTGGAACATCGAGGACATCTTCAAATGCATCTCTATCTGCTACCAATTCTGGAAGCTGCTTTTCTAGTGCTACTGCACAAGCATCGATAAGGATAGTTAGTGTTTCGTCTTCTGTAGTCACTTCTGCTGTCTTTGCAATAGCTGCCATAAACTTACGTAGCTCTTTAATTGTTAAAGGCTTAAGCTTTACATTTGCGCCATTTTGTAGTTGAATCTCTTCTACATCATATACTGTTGTTGCCAATTTAATCCTCCTAGGATATTCTCTTAATTATTGTATCATATTAGAAATACCAATACAATGCTAAAACCCCCCTAATTTCTTAGGGGGGTTTTATTAATTAATAAATATTAATTATACTGTCAAAACACGGTCTACGATGAATCCGTATTCCTGTCCTGCGTTTGCTGAGTCACCTGATGGAAGCAAGCGGAATGTTACTGGGAATGTTGATGCTGCGTTACGAGCCAAAGAGAACTGTGACTGTTGTACAGAAAGAACACGACGTGCATAGTATACACGCTCAGTTGCTGTTGCTTCAGATGTTGGTGCCTGTCCTACTGCAATAAGCTGACGCTCTGTTGGAGCTTCACCAAGTGCGCCACCTGCAAGTCCGAGCTTGTCGGTTGCTGTTGCGCCTGTTCCTGCAGATGTAAGTGTATTTGAACGCTGACCGAATACTGTAAGAACGTTCTCTAGAGTACCTTCTGCCATTTCTGTTGCGATCATAACTTCCATTGACTCCTTAAAAAGCTTTGCTGTATCAAGAAGCTGATCTACTGTTACTGAACCGTATGATGGGTTGTATGTAACCTGAAGACCGTTGTTTGTGTAACCTACGTTACGGTATCCAAATTCTCCAGCTGTCTGGTCGATATCGTTAAGTGTGGTTGTATAAGAAACTCCAGACTCAAATGCGTAGTCGCCTACTGCACCTGGCTCTGCATTTTCTACATATCCTGCTGTGGTGATGTCGATGTTCGAAAGGAACAATGGTGACGCACCAACAAGAATATTTTTAGCATTACCTGTATTTTGTGCCATGTTGTAAAACCTCCTGTTAAATAAATATATATATATTGACTTACTCTAAATTAAGCTGGCTAGGCTCTTTTCCTCTTGGTATAAGTTTATCTTAGAATCAACTAAAAGGCAAACTATTCGAATCGACCAGAACCATCTACTACACGTGAGTATTTGACCTCTAGAATCACGTCTGCTGATAAGAAGCCAGCAAGCTCTTCTGAAGGCTCTGTAGGCGACATCTCAAGGATTAGGGTATTATGGAAGATGATCTTATCTGTAGATTTTGACCTATTTAAGTCTCTGGCAGAATCGTCCATTCTTCTAAAGACATCTATCATCATATTTCTGATTGAGTTAATCTCAGAATAGTCAGTTGAGTATATTGTAAATGATAGCTTTTCGCAGCATATCATCCAGTTCTCTTCATATGTTGCACCTATCTTATCATAGACTATATGAGTCTTGCCGCTCAAGAACTGGTTTAATTCTGGTGCTTGTTGGACTGGGATAATTGGGATAATAGATTCTCCAAGATTGTCGCTATAATATGAGTTCTCATCAATTAAGCCATTTAATAAAAGCTCTTGCCATAAGTGCTTTCTTATCTCATACATTGCATCTATACTATAATTTGCCATTATGCTACCCCTCCAAATTGTTCTGTTAATGCCGACTCTGCCTGTAGTCTAATTGTACCTGGACTAAAAGAATAACGCACCTTTGATATAGAAGATGGAACCTTCATAGCCTTCTCAAACTGAGAGCCGAATATATTTTGAAAGCCAGAGGCTTTAATTGAATTAGATACAAGTGGTCCGCTAAAATATCTGCTATACGCAAGATCGAACTGATTAGTTGAGGCTCGTCCTCCTGGACTTTTTACTGTAACGGACTGTCCCTTTGGCATAAAGACAACTTGTCCATCAATTTCAAATACAAGTCTTTCTGCTGATTTAGGTCGTATCACAATAGGCATTCCCTTTTCCATTACAGCAGCTTTATTTGCAAATATGTATCTGCTTTTTTGCTTTCTGTTTTTTGTTGGAACTGAAGTCTTAGATAGCTTTAGCTCGTAATTAATTTTAAAAGAGAGCCCAGTTGAATCTAATTTATTTAGTTTATAGAGTCTGCTTGTTGACTGCCCAGCCTTATTCCATTCATATACATGGTGTAGTGACTTTGGCTTTATACGTGCCTGTGAATCTATAAATAAACCAAAATCTTTGTCTATCTGATTAAATATTGTTGTTTTAAAAAGTCTTTGAAAAGCCTTATTGGATGACATTCTTGCAGCAACATTTGCCTGATAATATAAGAATGCTGATATTTGAGCTACGTTACTATCTTTTAAAACTCCAGCAGCTGATGAGCCAACCATCAATCTTTCTAGCCCTGATGCAGCTTGTAATAGTGCTACTCCGTTAGTCTCCAATTGTCTGATTCTCCGACCTCTTGGCAATTGAGTTATATGCCATAAGGGTTCCAAAAGGATCGGTGATTGGAGTTGAGCTAACAATCTCAAATACTGTTGGAGTATCATTTGGATAATTTAATTCGAACCATATGACATTGCCAGATGAATCTCTGATGTTTGTTATCTTCTGTCTATATGTAAGTCTTGACTGAGTTCTAATCTCAATAGTTTGTTTATCTGTATATTTAGCTGACAGCGTTTGGCTGTCCCCACCTCTTGTAGAAGAAGAGTTTGATATTATGCCCTTTGCAAAACATGGAATAGTCTTTGCGTATATCCAAGACTTTTTTATAGCACCAGTGTTCTGGTCCTGATAATCTTCTTGCAGATATACATCTACCTTCATATTGAAAATAGAATCGACTAGGTTGTTCATATTAGATAACTACCATCTTATTTGTGACATATGGAAGCAATAGCTGGTCTGCATAATTATTTCCTGTACCGCTAAATGCAGATGTATCATACTGGAACTGCCAGTCAAATGTCTGAATGCTCTTAATATACTTATTGCGCCATTCTTTATCCTTAGAGAAGAAGTCTCTCATTAGCTCAATACAAGCAAGCTCTACTTCGTCTGGCACATGCTCCCAGCCGTATCTTCCTGCAACCCTGTAAGTTCCGCCATTTATAAACATTCCTCTGCCAGTATCATTGATGCTAGGAGGAACCATGCCATTAGCATAATAAACTACATTATCTAAAGCATTTGATCTGTCTACTCTTAAACCAAATCCGCTCTCAGATATTACAACTGGCATATTAAAGTTATTAACACTATTTATATTATCTACTAACAGCATGTCGTTTAAATAAAGTTCATGTAGCTGATTTATTTTATATGGCAACGGGAGCGTATCTGCCCCAGTTGAATAAACAACATTTACGTCGTCATATAAATGAAACTGCTGCCCTGTATAGTTTTCAATAAGTTTTCTTGCATATCGCTCTGCTGCAATTAAATCTGCAAACGTTCTATAGTTTGGGTCAGACTGATCAAACCCAAAGCCTAGGGCATCCGCTGCTTGAGTTAAATCTGTGTATGGCTTAACAACAAATAGCTTGTGCTCTTTTGTTACTGGCTCGCCTTCGACTTCATATTCCCAAACAAGCCTTAGAGATCTTGGTCTATCTGTAAGTGACAATGGAGGATATACACTATATACTCCATAGTCTGTATCAATCTCTTCGGCCTCTTGGGTATCTAAAATAGATCCTGGATTTATAGAAGGAGCAATTGCTGGGTCTTCTGTTATATCGTAGAACTTAACGATTGGCAAAGAATCAGCTTTGGCTATTCCGCCCTTCCAAAAGACTCTTTGCTTTACTGGAGCATTTGTTCCTACTATAATTTCCATGTTGTGTGATTAAGCTTAGCCGTAATAATCCTGAACTTCTTTTGGTGTGGCTAAACGAAACCCCTCCTCTTTATCAAAAATTTCTTGGGCAGCATCCTTATGCATTGCTACAAATGGGTGCTCCTGTGTGAACGTGTGTCCCATAATATCGTATCTAAAGTTTGCTCTTGTCATCATTACCAACACTGTATCTTCTGTGCGTTCTGCCTTTGGATCAAATACTGGTAGGACTTCAATTTCTTCTTTTGCATCTTCTACATCTTTAAGGGTCTTTTCATACACTGCGTATGTGACACCTTCTTCTGCTAGAGCTGCGATTATGTCTTGCTTGTTCTTTAGGCCTTCTGTTTCAACTGCGAACTCTTCTGCAATCGATCTTAATTCTGCGACCTTTAATGTGTCAAAAGACATTTATTACTCCTTTTTCTAGGTAAAACCATTATAGCATTGTATAATTAAAATGAAAAGCCCCCAAAATTAATTGGGGGCCTTTCTTTGATTAATTCCTAATTAGGAAGCAACCTTAACGTTCTTTACAACTACCCAAGCGTCTGCCTGCTCGATCTGAACGCCAACACGAGTATACATTGTGTACTCGATTGAGTCCTTACGTGGCCAGAAGAAGCGGTAGACTGTTACGTCACGCTTTACACCAATAACAACGTTATTAGGGAATGTCAAGTGGACGTCACCGTGTGAGCCAGTTGCATTTGCGTAATCACCAGTCTGTGTTTCTGGAAGAAGTGGAACTTCAACAATTGGAATACCGAATGCGTATGGGGCTACGTAGCCTGCTGGACCTGAAACAGGTGCAACTTCACCACGGATGATGCCTGAAGCAATATCCTGTGGGTTAACATTCTGAATGTTCTGTGATGTTGAGTATAGGTAATCCTGGATCAAGTTTGATCCTGCAAGGAAGCGGAGGTCTGTACGACGCTGCTTGTACTTACGTGGAAGTGCCTTAAGTGCTGAGTTAAATACAGCACGAGAAAGTCCAGCACCAGCTGCGTCAACTACGTGACCGTTAGCCTTAGACTTCTTTACTACACCGTCAAATGCCTTGTAAAGAGCATCTGATGAAAGTGATGTGTTACCGTTAAGAAGAACATCTTCGATGTCGTTTCCAGCCTGAGTTGCCATCATACGTGCGATGTGGTCTTCTAGATCTGGACCTTCGATGTTATCTTCTAGTGACTCTGTTGAGAGTTCCCAGTCGAGACGAAGCTTCTTTGTTGTGAGAGAGATCTTTGAGAATGTAACTGCTGCGTTTGATGCAGTGTTGTCACCTTCTGTAGCGAGCTTCATAAGCTTCTCGCCGACGCCGACTCTGTCGATTTCTGTTGTGTCTGACTTCATTCGGACAGTACGTGCGACCTTACCAATTACGGTTGCGTCGAACATATAGTCTAGGAAGCGAGCTGATTGCTCTGGATTAAGAAGACCACCGTTGCCATTTTCAGACGCAGTGTGAATGCCTTCTCCACCAGTTGTTGATGCGAAAGTACCTGTAGCTGTTGTTCCAGCTGCTATTGCTTTCTCTAATGTTTCATTGCTCATTATAATTTCACCTACCCTAGTTAAATATTTCGTTTACGGAACCGAGGAAAGAACCGTTCCATGTTGATTTTTTTGTTGTTGCTACCACAGACCCGCCAAGGTCTGAGGACTTCTTAATTGCTGTATCGCCTTCTACGGCATCTACACGCTTTTGAACACCATCAATGGTGCCCTTTATTTCTGTTACAGCTGCACTTAGTGCACTGTGCTTTTCTGCTAACTCTGTAATCTGAGCATTTACGCCCTTGCTAAAAGTCTCTACAGTTTCTTTAATTTCTGAAACCTGTACTGCATTTGCCTCTGTAGCCTTGCTAAGAGTATCTGCAAAGAATCCCTTTAGGTCTACTAACATTTTTGCAAAATCAGGCTCTTCAACTTCTACTGCAGCATCTGCTTGAGGAGCATCAACCGACTTAAAGACATCTACAGAAGCAGAGTCTGCATCTTCTGCTGAATCAGCAGCTGGTGCATCTTCGACAACAGGAGCATCAGATGCTACTACGGTCTCTTCAACGATTGCTTCTTCTACAGCTGGTGCTTCTGCAACTGGTGTTGCTTCTACAACTGCTGGCTCTTCAGCTTTTACGTTTAGTTTTTCCACTTCATTACCTCCTTGTACGTTTGCCTGTTTTGCTATTGTTTGTGTTGCAGGCAACGGAACTCTTGACTTCTTGAATGAAGCAAGAATCTTATCTATCTCTTTTGA